CATACCGCTTCGCGCCCATCGCCCAGTTCACCGCTTCCGCCTGGGTTGCCATATCGTCAACGCTTAACCCCCGGTCTGGATCGACAAACCTCAAACGTTGTTCCTCCGGTAACCCGGCAGTAAATCGTTCGACCACTGCCTCGCTTGCCAGTTGGTGGTCGGGTGTCTCTTTGATCCTCAACCGTAGATCCGCGCTTGGCACTCCTCCTCGACTGATTTCTACCCGGGCAAGATTACTCAACGCTTTGGCACTTGCTAAACCGGCAGGCGCGGCGATTGTTCCGATACCAAGTCCTGCCGCCCATCCGGGGTTGTTTGGGTCGGTTGGCATAAGCGAACCTATACCCGCGCCCATACCGGCACCCACGGCAGCGGTGTCCGCTATTTTCGCCGCACCGGATAAAATTTTGTTCGCTACTCGGTTGTCGTACTTGACGAATTGTTTCGCGACATCTTCGCTCATCTTTCGGGTCTTCGCCACCGTCCCGAGTCCGCTGACTCTTACCGAGTTGATCTTGGCAGCCTCTGCTGCGCCTCCAATGCGTTGTGCGGCTTTTTCGGTGGTCTCGCCTATGCGGGAGAGGTTCTTAAACGCTAAACCTCCTGCGCCCCCCGCTGCCGCCCCGGATAACACATATTCTAACTCGCGACCTTCGGGCGCGGCAAAATAACCACCACCCACACCGGCCACTGTTCCCGCTATCGGTGCTTTCTCGAAAAACTTTTCCCCCGCCTGACCGGCCCGCTGCATCCCGCGCCCAAGCATCTCCCCGGCTTTGCCGCTGCCGCTTACAAACGAAGTGATCGGGGTGCCTGCGCGTTGGGCGACTTCTTTTAACACTTTACCACCCGCCGCACCGATCTTGGTGTTCGCCGCTTTGCTGGCTGCCGCCATTACTTGTTTGGCGTACTTGTTGGTGACTTTCGGAACATTTCGCATTCCCGCCGCACCGACCTTCGCCAAACCACCACCGACCAGGTAGGTCGGATCGAAAATTAAACTGAGCGAGTCGGCTACCTCGGGATCGATGCCGTCATCGTACACCTCGGCCAACTCTTTCGCGCCAAACATCCTCGCCACATCGCCCATGCGCGACTTCCGCAACTCCAACTGGCGAAATATCTGATCACCGAACTCCGCGTAAGCGTTGTATTCGGCTTTGTTCTCCTCCTCCTCAGTGCGGAACGGTTTTGCGAGAAGTCGGCCCGCGCCCCCGCCTATCATCCTCACGCCTTCCATAGCGGCGAGGAACGACTCCGGGATATTCGCTGATGCTTCCAGTACGCCTTCTTCTTTTATCTTACCGGGGATCTTCGTGAAACCTCCCGCAAGATGTGTCACTGCGTCTTTCGCCACTTGCCACCAGTCGCCTCCTTCTTTCTTCTGCTTGAGCCACTCGTCGTAGGTCATCACCCCACGCTCATCGTGGGTCATCCTGCCGGTATCTTTTTCGTACTTCGGACGGTAAAGTCGTTTGCCCGCGTCATCGTAAACCGGAAGAGATACCTCTTTGCCGTCACGATCAAATTCGGTGACTACTTGCTCGAACGATTGATTGCCTGTTTGTTCAGTATCGAAATACCCCGGGTCATCTGCCGTAAGCGGTTTTTGTGTCTTGGGGAAATCCTCCTCCGCCAGAGTAAACGTCTGCCGTCCGCCCGCTTGGGTAGTCGATGGGAGTGGGGCGGGTGGGGTAAACTGATCTTTAACAATCTGAAACGTCTTAGGCATTACAACTTTTTCAACTCAGCTTCCGCTTCAGCGATTCTCTTTCTCAGTTTTTTCTCGTCAGCAGTTTGACTAATTCTTCCGCGCTTTGCAGCGACCAACTCGGCAAGTCGAGTTTCGTACAACTCAAGCCGCGCTTCCCACTTCCTACGGTTGGGGGAAACTTTCTTGGCTTCAGCTTCGCTGAGCGGGGGGAAGTCTTCCAGGTGTTTGCCACTCCACACGCTGAAGTCTTCAATCGGTTTGTCGGGTTTCGGCATAGGCGCAGCAACCGGTTCTGATGTTGGCGCAGGAGGTGTCTCCCCAGTCGGAGGATTTCCTCGCACGTTAATTTTGATTATGTTGTCCGTTCCCGCTTCCCGAACGCTTATCGTTGTCGCGTCACCCGCCGCCGCCTGAATGCGAGCAGCGTCCTCGTCAGACATGGACACCGTGTTGCCGTCCTGCGTGAAACTCTCAACCTCGATTGCCGCCGGTTCCTCATCCTCGACCCCGAGGAGTTCATTTGCCGTGTTTCGCAAATCAACCAAACCGGGAAGAAAGCCAGAAACGTCCAGTTTGCTTTCAGCCATGCCTCTCAATTTGTCCTGGTAAGAATTAGAAACCATCTTAATCGCCGCCGATGTCAGAAGTTTGTTGATCTCCTCGGGTGAAGTCAGTGTGCCAAGCGTCTTGGAATACAACGCCACATCCTGGTCGGTCAAAACACCCACCTCGCCAAACACACCGCGAGCCAAACCGGGGATGATCTTGGTGATCTGCGCCTGGAGTAATCGCGCTTTCACATCCCACGGATTGGCAGACCGGAAAATACCGACAATCGGGCCGGTGTCACCCACCACTTTTAACTGTTCGTTAAGTTCTCCCAACCGGGCAAGTGTAAACTTAAATTTACCTAATGTGCCACGCTCGGTTCCTTCGGGTGCTTTCGTGTGAACATTTGATGCGCCAATAATTGTGTCAGTGTCGTTGCTTTTAACCGCATTAGCCCACCGTTTCTGGCGAGCAACAATGACCTGTGCTTGCACCTCTTTAGGCATCCCCGCAGTTGGCGCACCGGATATAACCATACTTTCAAATGCGCCTCCTCCGTACATCGCCTCTTGCAATCTTTTCTTTTTCTCGACTTCTTTTTTGAGCGCGTCTTCTTCGAGGAAATTATTCATCGCAGGCAAGTCCAACTGCGTTTCTCCGTCTGGCGTAAGAATAAACCCACCGTCTTTGTCTCTCTTGTAAATCGGATTGTCTTCGCCGCTGACTGTTTTATAATTTTCAATCGTGAGTAAACGATTACGCTTCTGCGCCAAATAAACAGGATAACCTTCTTTATTCTCGAACTCTTTCGAGAACGCTTCGTATCGCTTCCAAGTAACCGGGTCTCGACTGATGTTTGGCTCAACCGATGACTTTAAACTCGAATAGTGTTCCCGACCTTCGGGTGTAGAAAAATCGATTTCCCCGGAAGCAACAGCGGTGGGAAGATAATCAACGAACTTGTCAAACGTGCTTTCCGATGCCAACTCGTTGTCTAGTGCTTTCTTCCGTTGCGCTTGCTCGAACTTAAACTGCGTTTTAAGCATGTCCAGACGCTTGCCCGCCATCGCACTGTTGACGGCACTATTCCAGATCGCCTGGCCCGACCTAACTCCACTTGCAAATGCTGATCCTGCGCTCATATCTTACTCCTCATCCATCCCCGGATGATGTTTTTCAGTTTAGGTTTGTCGCTAATAAATTTAGCCACTTGTACGCTGAACTTGTTGTATAATTTACGGAACCACCCCGGTGCTTTTAATTCTTTCCAGTCGTAGAACATTAACCACTCCGGGTTGTCCGCCCCAAACACCTCTCGGGCAACGTGGCATGAAAGTAACTTATCTGAGATTTTACCGCTCGCCACTCCGGTTGCCATCCCCAGCAATTGCGCCCCAATCGGTTGCTGCTGGGCCGCATAATTCATCTGCGTGTTATAGGAGTTCATCGCCCATTGCTGGCCTTGCGCCCCAGCGTTGGGATTGACACTGATACCCGATTGAATGCCCATCGGGTTGAACGGACTCGCGCCTTGCTGCGCCCCGCTAATCTGCCCAAACTGGGCGACTGGCGTTGACCCGCTCAAGAAACTGGCGGCGTTCGCTAAACGTTGTTGACGCATTCGGAACCCGGCATCACCAAGTGTCATCGCTTCAGCGGCTGCCGGTGCGCTGCCGTAGATGTTCCCCCGGGCGGCCTGCGCGGCTCGTTCCTGCTGGGTAACCTGACGCGCCATGTCAGGCGACAACTCGGTTCCCCGTTCAAGATCGGCTTTCGCTGATTCGCCCAGCATCTCACGAACTTCGTACCCAGTCGGGTCAGCGGCTTTAAGTTCCTCAATGCGTTGCTTGACGAAATCTTTACCGTACTTCTGCTGAACGTCCAACATCGCCTTGGTCATGAAGTCGGCGGCCTCAGCACCGAACTCCATCTCTTCCCGGGTAGCGTCCGCGTCTGAGTAGCCTTTGAAGTCGTAGGTGACATCTTTAAACCCGGTCTTGTTTCCTTCCGAATCAAAAATTGGCACTTTAACGTCAATCGATTTTCCGAACTTTGCTGCGTTGGCAATCAATTTACGAATACCAAGCGTCTCGGCATCCGCCCATACTCCCGCCTCGTTTGCCCCGGCAATATTTGGGGCATCGGGTGGGTCTGATGAATACAATCCCATAACTAAAATTCCTCCTTTAAAAATAACTCTCGAATTTTTAAACTAATGTTTCGCATGTGTTCGTTTCCCCCAGTGATGTACGCCACCAACAGCACCAACTCGGTCAATTGGTCGCGTATCACCAAAGCATAATTTTTTCTCGTAGTGTCTTTGTCCATCCAATCGTTTGAATCGATCCAAGCGTTTAAACTGGTTATGTGCATCGGCAGTAACGCCGACTTGTTTGCATGAAAAAACGCATTGCTCGGCAGATCGACCAATAACAACTGCGCCAAGTTGTAACTGTTATCACGCGCCCACTTCTTCGGTTCATCGACCAAGTCGTCAATCAACCGTGCCGACCGGGCGATTATTGCAAGATACCCCCAAGCTTCCGCGTTTCCGTTAGCACACAATCTCATCGCTTCATGCACTTTCTCGTCATAGGTCACGATTCCACCCCCACACTGTTAAGAAACCCACCCGCATGAATGGATCGCAATGCGAGATACTTGCTGTCGCTACCCGCCTGGGCGGATTGCTTAAAATTAAATTGTAACTCTCGGAACTCTGGGTACTGCGTCATCGAGTAGCGGAACCTCTTCAATAACGGAGATCCGAGTGTGAACGGAATCGTTGGGTGACTAACCGTTGGGGGAGTGCCTAAACGAAACACCCCGGTTCCGGTTAGCAGTTCGTCCGCCAGGTTCGTGGTTTCGCTGCCGTCCAGAATTACGCCGATGTCGAGTGTGGCGTTCGACCGGTCAAACTCGAACTCGGCAAACTCAACGTCCTTCGATGTCATCTGGTCGCCAAACGTAAACGCCCGGGTAGTCGCCTCCCAACCGGTATCGATAAACGTGGTGACTGGTTTGTCCTGGAAGTCGGTGTCCACCAAGTTGATGTCTTCGACGTAGTCTTTGAACTGAAGCGGGTTGCCGATTTTATCGAGGCTAACCAAAAACGGTTTGCCGCCAGTAAACTGCGTCACCGCATAGTCAACCGGGTTGATCGTGCTGGTCGGCAGGCCGGTGGTACCGTCAACCGTAACCGTGCCACTCCAGACCCCCATCCAGGCGTTCGTGTTGGTGTTGTAAACGAGAGTTGTGTCGTTAACCAAACTCGACCCGGTCGGCACCGATAATATGTAGCGCGAGTTCCAGAATGTCGCCGTGGCGACTTGCGCCTGCGCCCAATTGATCTGGTCGATCACATCTTGCACCGGGTAACTGATTACACCCACATCGGAGGCAATCATGTTCTCCTCCATCGTGCGGCGGATCGAACGTACTCCCGAACGACTGAGGAAAAATAAGTCCTCGCCAACTTGGGCAATCGACCCGTGACTCAGGCATCCTACCGATTGAGAGATCGAGCGGATCTTAAAGTTGGCGGTGGTGGTGGTGGTTGCCCCGCTACCGGCGACCACCGGGTT